GAGAAGGGTCGTCCGACTCGCAAGGCATTAGCATTAAGAAAGTGGAATTGTTGACATGGACGAACTAGTGACATCAATGAAGATCGTACTCGCGAATACTTTCGCGATGTATTTCAAAGCACATGGACATCACTGGAATGTAGAGGGTAAAGACTTCGCTCAGTTGCACGATTTCTTTGCCAATCTCTATCAGGAATTGTTCGCTGCTGCAGATGTTATCGCCGAACAGATTCGTGCATTAGATGACTATGCACCATATAATATGACTGAGTTGGCATCTACAACTACAGTTAAAGAGTCAAATATTTACGGCGTTGATGTTTCGGGGATGGTTGCAGATCTTATCGATGCTAATGTTTCCGTAATTGAAGCATTAAATACGGCACATAAACTTGCTGATGCAGACGGTAATCGGGGTCTTGTAAATCTTATTGAAGAACGTCTAGATATTCATGCAAAACATGCGTGGATGCTACGAGCGACCTCAAAATAATATAAATATAGAAAAGATTAGAGGAATCACAATGAGTCTAGAAAAAACAATCAGAGATACTGTCATTGCTGAATCGCACGATTTAGATGGTCGTCTTCAGCAACTAGTTCGCGCTGGTCTGATGCCAGCGAATACCATTCCGATTCTTCGCAAGGCAATTGTCAAGGTACAGGGTGGTATGACACTTCAGGGTGCTGAGCGTGATGTCATGGCAAACTTCATTAACTCGATGATGTTTATTGTTCTTGGTGACGATGCCATCTTCAATCGTGCTCGTGCTGGTGCTAAAACTTATGCTACTGAAGCAAAAGAAAAGACAGAGTATGACTACGAAGGTGACATGGCAATGGGTCAACTGAAGTCAATCATTGCTAACTCGCAACGTATGCATGATATGCTTTCTGATGACACCAACCTTCCTGAATGGGTTCAGTCGAAAATCACTCTCGCAGAAGATTACATCTCGACCGCCAGCAACTATATGCAAGGCGAGATGAGCGAAGAAACTATAAATGAATATGCTGCATTAGCAGGAGTAGCAGGTAGAATGATTGCATCAAAACTTGCTAAAAACGCAGGTGCTGGTGTTGCTACTCGTGCCATCGCTGGTGCCGCTGGATCTGCCGCTGCATCATCTGCAGTAAAGAAGTTTTCGTCCACTAAAGAAACCAACGAAGAAACAATCGAAGAAAAGCGTGGACTGTGGGATAACATTCATGCCAAGCGTAAGCGCATTAAGGGTGGTTCAGGTGAGCGTATGCGTAAACCTGGAAGCGAAGGCGCACCAACTGCTGCTGCACTAAAGGCATCTCAGACTGAGGAAGTCGATCTCGAAGAAGCAACATATTTTGTTCACACTGCTAATAATGCACATCATGTCAACGAAAAAATTCCCACAGGGAAAAAAGATGCGATGGGTCAGGCATTGATGACATCAAAGGTTGTCAAGTCGTTTCCTTATGGAGACACCCAATCAAAGCAAACATCTCCTGACCAGCACAAGGCTGCACATGCTCATGCCAAAAAACTGAATGCTGGTATGAAAGAAGAAATCGATCCGGATCTTGAAGCTGAACTGAAGGCGACTCGCGTGACAAAGAAGTCCATGGAAGATTCTAAGAAAACCCGCGAACGTGCTAGTGGCGTGAAAGAAGAAGCTGATTATTCTGAGAAGGGTGATGCTGAACGTATACGTAAGCGTCAAGAAGGATGGCAAAAAACATTCGATGCTGAGAAAGCAATGCAAAAAAAAGCAGCTGCTATTAAGCACGCTAATGAATTTCTAAAACGGTATAATAAAGAAGAAGTCGAATCAATCGATGAACTTTCAAATAAAACTCTGATTAACTATAAAGACAAAGCATGGCGCGAGATTCGCGATGCAGATGATAACGATGATGACCGTCATTATAATAAGAGAATGAAAGGATACAAATCGGCATTGAGAGCTGACCAGCGCAATTTTCAACGCATTCACGGTAACCTTGTCAATGGTAAGTTTACCAAAGAAGAAGTCGAGAATATCGATGAGATCTCAAAGGATGCTGCATTGAAGTATCTCTCTGCAAATAAGAAAGACGATGTTAAGGCTCGTGAAACTGGCGATTATGACAGAATGACCAAGCGTATGCGTGGGACCGATATCGCTGTTCGTAAGTATACAGCTAAGCCAGGTTCTAAATATGTTCGCGTTCCTGCTACAGAAGAAGTCGAGCAAGTCGATGAGATCTCGAAAGCAACTGCAGGTCGCTACATCAACAAAGCAAAAGACTCCATTGACACGACTTCTTGGAGGCAAGGATACAGAGAAGCTGGTGTTGGCAGTCCATCAGGTCGATTCGAAAAGAAGTTGTCGAAGCGTCATAAGGGTATTTCAATGGCAGTCAAGAAACTAACTAAAGAAGATATTGATGCAGTAAAGTCAATGAACGAGACATACAAGAACACGTTCGATGCTGCACTAGAACATTATAACATCAAGTCTCCCTCGGAACTTGGTGAAGAAAAGAGAAAAGAATTTTTCAACCACGTAGATCAAGAATTTAAAAAGGGAGACAATTAATGTCCGCATGGGGTAATAAAGACGATAAAACATCGGCAGGAACGGTAACTCTTACTGCACCTGCTATCACATTCAATGGTGCAACTGGACATGCTGCTGGAGTATATACTTCTGCTGCACATCCATTCCAACTTGGTGATCCTGTAGATTATTCAGATGGCGGCGGCACTCAAGTAGTCGGTTTGACTGATGGTGACACATATTTTGTAACTAATGTTACTACCAATACTTTCAGTGTTGCAACAACGGAAGCAAATGCACTTCACAATTTTCCAACTATCATTGCCTCTACTGATGGCGTTGGTGCTTCACATACCTTCACACTAAGTCTAGATTACGGTCGTGCTACTCTAACAGGTGACGGAACTAACTTCGATCCTGCTCTTGCAGTTGGTGATGTTGTTCGTGTAGGTGATCAGGAAATGATTGCTACTGCTGTTGCTAGTGACACAGTTGCTACGGTAATTAATGCGAATCCAGGATCAGTTCTTACTGTATTCTCTGCTCAAGAGTATACAATCAGCGAAAAACCAACATCTGTTGCTTCGGTTTCAACAGCGAATTTCCAGTCAACTCAAGTCTTTGGTGTTGACAACACTGAAATCGCTGCTGGTGGTGACAATGTTGCCTCGGTTGCACTAATTCAAGGTGGCACACGTTACCTCGAAGTTCCTGCAGTTACCTTCTCTGGTGGTGGGGGTTCTTCTGCTGCTGCAACTGCTTCCGTCTCAGGTGGATTAGTATCGGCAGTCGCAGTAACAAATACTGGTTCTTCATATGAAACTGTGCCAACTGTTGCTATTGCAAAACCAAAGCGCACTATTCTAACATCTGCTGTTACTATTGCTGAAGAGAAGTTTACTTATGCCACTCATGGTTTAGTTGCTGCGGAATCAGTTAAGTATTTCAATGGTGGTGGTGCTTCTGCTACTGGATTAGTTAATGATACTGCGTATTTCGTATCCGCTCTAGGGTTTACAACTGGTCTGTTCCGTTTGGCTGCATCGGAGTCTGCTGCCGCTGGTCGTACTGCTCTTGCTGGTGTTGCTATCTCTGGTACTGCTGGTGAGTTTACTTGCACCGCAACAACTCTAGCAGCTGGTGATCGTATTAGAATTACTGGTACACTAGGTGGAACTGGTACTATTACTGATTATGCAACAGGAACTATCTATACTGTTTCTGCTGTTACTGGTACTTCGCCATCCGTAACTGGTTTTACACTAACCACTGAAGCTGGAGGCGCACTCACAACTACTGCTGGTACGCCTACTGGTCTAACATACACACCATTTACAATCGTTCTGATCTCGGGCACGGGTAACAATGCTCAGTACTTCGAAATCCAAGCATCTGCTGATCAAGCAACTGCAACTGCTGCTAAGGGTACTGGCGAAACTGGTACTTCTGCCGCTCACTCTGGTTGGGTGCTGCGTACAGTTGGAACTGGTGCTAACGCTGGTCGTGTGAAGCACGAAGTTCTTGTAGCACTCTCTAAGAATGCTATTGCATCCAGCGATGCTGCTGATGATATTGAATTCCCAGACGCATAAGGCATTAGACAATGGCAGATAGCAAACTTTCAGCATTGACAACAGCGTCATCGCTTGTTTCTACAGACTTGATGTATGTTGTTAAACCAGCAACATCACCATATGATCACAAAGTAAGTATTGCTAATCTGTTTGGTGGTATTCCAGTTTCTGTGGTTTTAAACAGTAAACTGGTATTGAGTGGCACTACGCAGACTTTAACGTCTGCGGGTGCTATCAATGCGACTGCTCTCATAACTAAAATCACTTCACCTGATGGACCTGGAACACTTACCATCGCAGATGGTGTAGAAGGTCAGGTTAAAGTTATTGCTATGATATCAAACAGTGGTGGGCACAACTTGACTATCAGTTCTAATATTGGACATAGTTCTATTGTGTTTAATTCAGCAGGTGATACTGCTAATTTGATTTATCTAAGTAGTAATTGGTATTTCCTCGGAGGCACGGCAACGGTATCATAATATGATTAATGAATTGAATGAAGAAACTTTTTTAATGTTCGCAATTAAACACTATGATAATCCTGGATGTACTGGTATTTCAGATTTACAGGAAGATTTGAAACGTTTTGTTTATCTCCGAAGATTATTAACACGATACGAAAATACTAATGTTCTAAACGAACGTCTTATTATAAATCATTTGTTGGTTCTATATAATGTGTTTAATCAAGCAGCGACAGATATGATAGTTTATAAACTCTCCGATTTGATGCCTCTGATTAAACCATTTCTGGTATTTTTAAACCGAATGACCGATAGTGAGTTACCAGATGTTTTTATGGATCGCACGATCGTTAACAAGTTAAGAGGGATTTAATGGCAAGATTTGTCGATGCAATCATAACATATCGTATCTTACGTATGTTGACAACAGCATTTACTGATACTGATGCATATCGTCTCGGTATTATTGATGCGCATGGCGCTGTCATTAAGAAAGAACAAGATCTCGCGACAGAAGAAGAAAGAGAATCATATACTCTTCTACACCGTATGGTTTTTAAGTTGAAGCGAATTATAGAAAAGGTTCCATTTGAAAATAAACGATTCCTGTCATTTGCTGCTGCTATAGCACTTGTTAAAGAAAACGCTGAGTATGATGAAGACATTCTGGAAGAAATTTTTTATATGACAATGGAACAAGACGAAACTAAATCTCTCGCAGAACAATTGGAATCTGATACAATGTTGTCATTTAAAGAATATGTCGCCGAAGAAATGGGCGTCGGTGGCGGTGCTATTGCTGGTATCGGTATAAATAATCCAAGTATTCCAAACCAAGCGGAACCTGGAGTTTCAAAAGCTGCTCAGAAGAAGTGGCGCAAAAAGAATAAAATTATAAGAAGGAAATAATATGAAGGGATTATTAAACTTTGTTTCGGTATCGAAAGAAGTCAATACTCTAGAGGAACTAGAGATTGAAAAAGGCAAAGTCCAAATCATGATTATGAAGATGGCGGCGCTCACTTTGGGTTCCATTATGCTATCCGTTGTTGTAATGATGTTGATTGGGATGTTCATGCCAAATGATATCATTGATAACAATGAAATCTTCAAAATTATTGGTCCAGCATTCTCGATGATTGTCGGTGCATTTGTTGGCGCATTCGCTACGATGATGAATATGAAGGTTGCCGAATTCGATCCGAATGTCAAGGTTCAGGAACTCGGTAAGACAGACTATAAGCATCTCGCAGAAGCGCACACTGAACATGCCAAAGCAGAGTCGATCGAGGCAGATACTGAAATCAAACTGATGGCAGCGATCGATAAGTATAAAGACAGCGACGACGACTTCGGTCCATTTTAAGGGGTAATATATGACAAAACTAACTGAACATTTTGCCCTAGAGGAAATGACCGTCTCGCCAACCGCAAAGCGTCTTGGCATTCCTAACACACCAACTGCTGAGCATATTGAGAACATGCGCTACTGTTGCGAAAAGATTCTCGAACCTGTTCGTGCTAAGTTTGGTCCAGTAACAATCAACTCCTCATATCGTGCACCACTAGTCAATAAGGCAGTTGGTGGTTCGAAAACATCCCAGCACGTTAATGGTCAAGCAATTGACTTTGAAGTCAAGGGTGTTGACAACAAGAAAGTTGCTGACTGGGTTGCTGATAATCTAGAGTTTGACCAAGTCATCCTAGAATTCTATGCTGCTGGTGACAAGAACTCTGGTTGGGTCCATGCTTCAATTAAGAAGGAAGGTGGAAACCGCAAGCAGCGTCTGGTTGCTACCAAGTCCAAGGCAGGTGGCACAAAGTATACTCCTGTTGCTGACTTCGATCCTTCAACTACAAGAGAAGCAGGTGCTCCTGTTGTTCAAGCAGCAAAGGTTGTCAAGGCAGCACCAAAGGCAGCACCAAAGGTAGCATCTACTGCTGGACTTGGTCCAATGGAAGCACTTCAAACTAAGTGTGGTATTACTGCTGATGGTAAGTGGGGACCAGGAACTTATGTAAGTGCCAAGGGTTACTACAAACTGTCATCTGCACAAGCTGCACACTTCTTTGGACAGTGTGCTCACGAGTCGGGCAACTTTAAGGTATTCTCGGAGAACCTAAACTACTCAGACAAGGGTCTGAATGGCATCTTTAAAAAATACTTCCCAACAATCGCATCGACTGCTGGTTACGCTCGTAAACCAGAGAAGATTGCCAACAAGGTCTATGCTAATCGTATGGGCAATGGTCCAGAATCTTCAGGTGATGGGTATAAGTTCCGTGGTCGTGGACCAATTCAGTTAACTGGTAAGGACAACTATACTGCATTCTCGCAGTCGGTTGGTCGTCCTGATGTTCTAACCAATCCAGACATCGTTGCAACCGAACTGGCATTCGAATCAGCACTATGGTTCTTCAATAAGAACGGTCTGTTCGCAATCGCTGACAAGGGTGTTACCGATGCAGTTATAGGTCAGATTACTCGTCGTGTAAACGGTGGTACGCATGGTCTAGATGATCGTATTAAGAAAACAAAACAATTCGCAGCATGGGGATAACAGATATGTTTAACAAAATTAAAGAACTCATCAAAACTCTATTCGGTTTTGCAGATACAAACAAAGATGGCAAAATAGACGTTGCTGAACTTACTGCCGTTGTCGACAAGGCAGAAGCAGAAGTAGCGATTGTCAAAAAAGTAGTCAAGAAAATCCGCAAACCAAAAGCAAAGTAAATGGCGGAGTTAGAAACTAAAGTCGCAATTCTAGAGCACGACCTGAAACAAATGCAGGTCGTGTTCGCTCGTCTGGATACCGTAATAGAAAAGATGACCGATGTTTCTAACTCAATCAATAAAATGCTTGCCGTGCACGATTTAAAACTAAGCGGACAAGAAAATGTAAATCAAGATCTCTACGATGCGATGGAAGTCCATCGTAGAGAATCAACTGAAAACAATAAAGAACTTCACTCTCGCATCACAACTACAACGAGAGAACTCTCAGATAAAGTTGACCAAACTGAAGTTAAGATCATGACATCGATCAAAGAACTCAAAGAATCGATTGATAAAGAAGAAGAAAAAAACAAAAAACGTATTGACAATTTGGAAAAAACCAAGTATATTATGATTGGTGGTGGTATTGTTCTTGGTGCAATCATAACCAAGATACTTCCAATGATATTAAAGTTTTTTCAATAAATCCCTTTACTTCCGCCCCATAATGGGGTATAACTATATTATGAGTTTATATATTGACATCAAGTATCTCCATTCGATTTCATATCGACTAGAGAATTTCAAGAAGAAAACCCAAGATCTATTCAACTGCAGATGTCCAATCTGCGGCGACTCACAACGTAATAAGAGGAAGGCACGAGGATACTTCTATCGTGGTAAGAACGATCTGTATTACAAGTGCCATAAGTGTGGCGCGAGTCAACACTTTGGAACATTCCTCAAGAACTTTGATGCCACCCTCTACAGTCAATATGTCGTAGAACGATATGCAGATGGTGCTCACAACAAGACTTCTCATAAAACTGTAGAATCAGTTCTAAAGTTTGAAGAACCAAAGTTTACTAAGAAACCAGAACCTAAACTGCTCGACTCGATTATGGATCGACTTGATACGCTACCAGATGATCATGAGGTAATTCAATATGTTACTGACCGCAAAATTCCTCGCGATGCTTTTGATAGGTTGTATTTCATTCCTAATGTTAAAGATGTCATACAGCTTAATGACAAATATAAAAACTCGATCATTACATCTGAACCGAGACTCGCGATTCCTTTTTTTGATGGCGCTGGTAAACTCCTTGTTGTTAGCCTTCGCGGAATCAGAGGCGAGTCATTACGTTATATTAACATTAAGGTAGACGAAGATGCACCATCGATTTTCGGTCTGGATAGGGTCGATCCTACAAAAGAAATACTTGTTGTCGAAGGGCCCCTTGACTCCCTTTTTCTGGATAATTCTATCGCTTGTGCTGGAACGTCATTCGGAAAAATCGACCAACTTCCGTTACAAAAAGAAAAAATAACAATTATTTTTGATAATCAACCAAAAAACCGAGAAGTCGGTAAGTTAATGAATAAGTATATTGATATGGGGTATAAGATGGTCATTTGGCCAGATGTTCCAGGAAAAGATATTAATGAAATGATTGAAAATGGATTGACTTCTGGTGAAATCCAGAGTATTATAAATGATAATACGTTTCAAGGACTATCAGCAAAGGCAAAGTATATGATGTGGAGGAAAGTATGAGCGAACTTGTCGCTAATGAATATGGCGTAGAACTCGCTCATTTTCGAATCACAAAGTTGCGTATTCATCGCACAGACGGTAAGTGGTTGGTAGAGTATCGCCGCGAACCTCGCTGGTTGCTTGGTCTCGACCGCTGGTGGTGGTTCGATGATGGTACGTATATCGATTATGCCGATGCATCTAATCGTGTAGATCATCTTCTGGGTGTTGGATATGTTAGTAGGGCACAGTTCCAAAAAGTCAAAGAATTTGAGGTTGAGTAATGCTATACACTGGGTCGGGAAATCTTCCACATCATATCTACTGCTGGGTAGACTCATCGTTCATTCGTAAGGGTGTAGAACCATATACCTTTGAACCCTGTGTTTGGTTTGCATTGCATTCAAAACCTGGACACTCATGGGGGTGTCATATCATGCTTGAATGTGGTGCAGTCTACCGTGGTGTTCCTCCGCATGCTCTAGCATTTTCTGTAGACCCAGAACCAGCGTGGACTCTTGAAGATACACAGGTATGGGATTGTTATGGTGATCAGTTCTCAGTTATTCGTTATGATTATCTGAACAGTCAGCGAGCAGAGATTCGTAGTACTGGGGAGTTTGGTCGCTATCTGTTTACTGCCATTCCTATGAACGATGGTTACAGTATGCATCCTTCGCAGTCTAAGGAGTTTATGTTTATAGAACTAGACAACGGCAGACTTTGTATTATGCCTACAAACGAGTTGAGATTTCATGATAAATCTTATACTGAAGGCGATTGGCCCACTAATATTAAATTGAATACAACATCATGGAGAGTTGAATGAGCGAAGTAAATCTGATCGGACTTACAAAACCAAGTGCGTATACAGAATGTAGTACTGCCAATGAACTGGTTGCATGGGCAGCAAGAGTATCTAATCCGTCAAACCAGAACAGCACCGCAACAGCACCTAAACTGGTTCAGTATCTTATTAAGAACCAACACTGGTCACCACTGGAGATGGTACATGTATCAATGGAAATTAAAACAACTCGTGACATCGCTAGGCAAATTCTTCGCCATCGATCCTTTTCGTTCCAAGAATTTTCACAGAGATATGCAGACCCGACTACAGACCTTGGATTCGTCATTAGAGAAGCACGACTACAGGATACCAATAACCGACAAAACTCGGTGGAATTGGGATCCGACGACAACGCATTGGCCGAAGAATGGGCAATGAGACAGGTAACTGCTACTGATGCTGCCTTAGATGCTTATGAGTGGGCGATTGAAAACGGTATCGCAAAGGAGCAGGCACGTGCTGTTCTGCCTGAAGGTAATACCGAATCAACTATCATCATGGCAGGTTCGCTGCGTTCGTGGGTTCACTACTGCCAGTTGCGTATGGATAAAGCGACGCAGAAAGAACACCGTATCGTAGCAGAACAGTGCTGGACAATAATCGGTCAACACTTCCCCGATGTAATCAAGGCACTAGATGACATGACAGCGTGGGCAGAGTTTGAAAGGAAACTTCCGTGATTAATTGGTTAGTATATAATAAAGATGATATTGTTGTTGCAGATGTTGAGTCTGAAGAAGAAGCACTCGAAGTCGTAGAAGATCTTACGGAAGATCCGTGGTGGAAAGACGAAGCACCTTATAGAATAGAAATGTTACCATGAATAGTCTAGAAAAAATATGGTCTCGAGCAACTGGTCATCTTATGGGTTCAACAGACGAAGATAGACCTGATGTTCCTATTCTTACAATACAAGAAGCACGTGTTGCGTTGTTTCTCAAAACATTTTGGGTTGTGATACACATCGTTACGTGTTTTGTAATTATTACCAACACGATACGGCATTGGTAATATGACAACAGTTATAGTTAAGGAAAATGATGATGGTGAATTATATATAGAGCTTCCGCACGATCTATTGAAGACCCTTCACTGGGATGAAAACACAGAACTAATTTGGTCCGATCAACATGATGGATCTTGGGCATTGACAAAGAAAGAAAATATTATGAATAACCAAAAAGACGTTACCGAATTTATGATTGCAGCAGATCAATATGTGGGCACAACTCCGCATCTAAATGATGATAATATGGCGCAAGCAAACCTATATATTAATCTGATCGATGAAGAATACCGCGAACTTTGCGATGGTTTTCTTCGTCGTCATATTGGAGACATTGCTGACGGTGGTGCCGACCTAGTTTGGGTTGTTCAAGGATTGTTTGCAACTCTTGGTATCAACTTTGAAGAGGTGTGGAAAGAAGTTCGTGCTTCTAACATGAGTAAGGTTTCTGATAATGGTAAGATTAAAAAGCGTGAGGATGGTAAGATTCTTAAACCAGAATCATATTTCAAACCAGACATCGAAAAAGTGTTGAAGGAACAGGGACTATAAATGGCAAGAGAGAATTATCTGGATATTGAGATTGACTTATCACGGGACTCCCTGTTTGACAAACTAGGTATTCAGCGACTTCAAGAATCATACATGAAGGACGACGAAACGTCTCCGCAGCATCGGTTCGCTTTTGTTTCAAAGACGTTCGGTTCTAATCCTGCACATGCGCAGCGTCTATACGAATATGCATCAAAGCACTGGTTGTCATACGCGACTCCGATCCTCTCGTTTGGTCGGTCAAAGCGTGGTATGCCAATCAGTTGTTTCCTAAACTTCATTGATGATACTGCGGAGGGTCTAGTTGAAAATCTTTCAGAAACTAACTGGTTGTCTATGCTTGGTGGCGGCGTTGGTATTGGTTTTGGCATTCGCGCCGCAGATGATAAGTCTACTGGTGTTATGCCTCACCTTCGCACTTATGATGCTTCTAGTATGGCTTACCGTCAAGGTCGCACTCGTCGTGGTTCTTATGCTGCTTATCTGGATATTTCTCACCCTGACATTGGGTTATTTCTAGAAATGCGCAAACCGACTGGTGATCCCAACATGCGTGCACTGAACCTGCACCATGGGGTTAACATCTCGGATGCATTTATGGAAATCGTCGAGCGTTGTATGACCGATAAGGATGCTGATGACAGTTGGGATCTTACTGATCCGAAGTCAGGTGAAATCCGCGATACAGTTTCAGCGAAAGATCTCTGGCAGAAAATTCTAGAACTGCGCATGATGACAGGTGAACCTTACCTGCACTTTATTGATGCGAGCAATCGTGCATTACCACAGTTCCAGAAGGATCTTGGTCTGAGAATTAATCAGTCGAACCTCTGCTCGGAAATTATTCTTCCGACGGATAGGAAGCGCACTGCTGTTTGCTGTCTCTCGTCAGTCAATCTAGAATACTATGATTCTTGGTCAAAAGATCCGTTGTTCCTCAAGGACATGGCAGAGATGCTAGACAACGTTCTTCAATACTTCATTGACAATGCTCCTAAGCAGGTTGCTCGTGCGATCTATTCAGCAAAGCGTGAACGGTCTATTGGTATTGGTGCGCTTGGTTTCCATGCTTATCTTCAGCGCAAGGGTGTTGCGTGGGAGTCAGCAGTTGCCAAGGGTATTAATATGCGAGTGTTTAAGCACATCAAAACTCGTCTCGATACTGCTAATCTAGAACTCGGGACAGAACGTGGTGAGGCACCTGATGCTGTTGGCACTGGTCGACGTTTCTCCCATATGCAGGCAATTGCTCCGAATGCATCTTCGTCAATTATTATGGGCAATACCAGTCCGTCGATTGAACCGTGGCGAGCAAATGCGTATCGTCAGGATACTCTATCAGGTTCATTTTTAAATAAGAATAAATATCTTGATGCGATTATTCTAGAAGAAGCAGCAATGGGCAGACCTTCTGGTTGGTATGATGAGGTTTGGTCCTCGATTATCGCCAACGATGGTTCGGTGCAGCATCTTACTTGGATGGACGATATTACTAAGGAAGTCTATAAGACCTCCATGGAAATTGACCAGCGTTGGGTTATTGAGCATGCAGCAGACAGACAGAAGTTTATTGATCAGGCACAGTCCCTCAATGTATTCTTCCGTCCTGATGCAAATATCAAGTATCTTCATGCTGTTCACTATCTTGCATGGAAGCAGGGTTTGAAGACGATGTATTACTGTCGTTCTGAAAAGATCGGTAAGGCAGATAAGGTATCAAAGCGCATTGAACGAGAAGTGATCAAGGAGATCGACTTCAAGGCAATGATTGAAGGCGACACTTGTGTTGCGTGCGAGGGGTAAAACATGTCACAGTTTTTTGCAGAAATTTATACCAAACCAGATTGCCCGTATTGTGTACTGGCAAAAGAATTTATGACTGGTATGGAAATTCAGTATGTTGAAAGCGTGGTGGGTGAAGATGTATTATGGGAAGATGTAGTTGCCGCAGTTCCTGGGATAACAACAGTTCCGCAAATTTGGATTAATGGACATCACGTCGGTGGTTATGATGATCTAATCAAATGGGCGGGGAGTAATTAATGGCAAAAGGTTCAAAGTCCAACGGGACAATAAAAAACACTATCAATAATACCTATAAGAAAGGTACTAGTATTGGTAATGGTAAAATTAAAACAAGCACAATGAATAAGCGCAAAAAGCAAAATTTTAAGAAGTATAGGGGTCAGGGAAATCCATGACATTAATGAGTGAAAGATCGTATTTCAAACCGTTTAACTATCCATGGGCATACGACGCATGGTTGAAGCACGAACAGTCACACTGGTTACACACCGAAGTACCGATGGTAGAAGATGTCAATGACTGGAAGAAACGTCTAACTGATAATGAAAGACTTTTCTTAACAAACATTTTTCGTTTCTTTACCCAAGGCGATATCGATGTTGCTGGTGGTTATGTTAAGAACTATCTGCCATATTTCCCACAACCTGAAGTTCGTATGATGTTGATGGGATTTGCGGCACGGGAGGCATTACATGTTGCAGCGTATTCTCACCTCATTGAAACTCTTGGTATGCCAGAAACAACGTATCAGGAATTCCTTGAATACGACTCAATGCGAGCAAAGCACGACTACTTTATGGATTTGTCGAACACAAATGGCACACCTGAATCAGTCGCGACCAATATCGCAGCGTTTAGTGCGTTCACTGAAGGTATGCAATTGTTCTCATCCTTCATTATGCTCCTCAACTTCCCTCGTCACGGAAAAATGAAGGGAATGGGTCAGATCGTTACTTGGTCAATCGTTGATGAAACGATGCATGCCGAGTCGATGATTAAACTGTTCCGCACATATGTTGAAGAAAATAGAGAACTCTGGAATGATGAACTAAAGGGACAGATCTACACTATCGCAGAGAAGATGGTGGAACTAGAAGACAAGTTTATTGATCTCTCATTCGAGATGGGTGAGATGCAAGATCTTACATCTGCTGATGTTAAGAAGTATATCCGCTATATCTGCGATCGTCGACTGATTAGTCTTGGACTCAAGGGTATCTTTAAGGTCAAGAAGAATCCTCTGCCGTGGGTTGAGGAAATGATCAATGCTCCGACACATACTAACTTCTTTGAAAATCGTGCCACCGACTATGCTAAGGGTGCGCTATCAGGTAAATGGGATGATGTCTGGGGCGTAGCAGCATAAAATTTAACCGAGAAAGGCACTAACATGGCTAAGAAAGTAACAATTACATATACAAGAGAAGATCTAGATACTCCATGGTATTGGCAAGTACTAAATGAGTCGGGATCATCCGCACATACAAATTTTATAACAGAAAATAGTGATAAAATCGAACAAAATGCATATTTTGCTGCACAGGGATACAAAAATATTGTAACTCTTACATTTACTGATCAACAAATCCATGACGAGTGGGCGGCGGACGTCAAAACAAATCTCGCTCCTGAATATACTCAATATTGTGAAAACAATAACATCACTACTGAGATTGTAACAGAAGATATTTAAATGGATAATGAAGAATACGAATGCACCAGTTGCAATGCTCTATTCTTTGTAGATCATGATATGGATCACAAATATTATAGAGTATTACACTGCCCTTTCTGTGGAGAGGGTATTGAGCAAGAAGAATATGATTTCGACACGGATCATGAAGGCGAATAAATAGTCTACTGCGGAGTAGACATTTATGATAGTTAAGAAACCGAGAAAACTGCCGTTGCCGAAGAAGGTGCATAGAGTATATTGCACTTACTTCGACGACGGCAAATTTTATATTGGATATTCATGTAAGACAGAGAAACTGTTCGAAAAATATTTCGGCAGTTCCACTTATGTGACCAATTATTTGGGTGAGATGCGTAAGGAAGTTGTCGCGGAGTATGCCAGCAAAGCGCATGCCAAGGCAGTTGAACACCTGCTACAGTGGGAGTATCGATTCGACGAACGATGCATAAATGATATGTGGAACGTTCGCTTACGATTGTCTCATTTGAAAACGTTACAACTTCCTGAATGGAGACCTGGATGCTTTTCATAGCACTATTAATACTGGCAGCACTGGCGATTACGTCGGTTGCTGGTTACTTTTCAATTCTTGGGTTGATGGCGATTTTCCCAGCATCTCCCATTGCTGTTGCAGCAATGGGTGGGTCACTAGAATTTGCCAAACTCATAACTGCTAGTTGGGTGTATCGAAATTGGTCCACTGCCAACAAATTATTGAAGTCTTACTTTGTGATCGCAATCGTGGTATTGTCTTTCATCACAAGTATGGGTGTGTTTGGTTATCTAAGTCGAGCGCACATTGAGCACACCACGGTAGGTGGTTCGGCACAACTGAAGATTGAACAACTCGAGAGCAAAAAACAATCAGCAGAGAGGAGACTGAAGAATGCGCAAACATCTTTGGACACTTTGGACAGACTCACTACTGCGGAGGATGTCCTTGATGCTAACTTCATTCGAAACAGACAGAAAAGGGAACGAGCGTCCCTTAATAAAGAAATTGAACAGGCGGTTACAAACATTGAGACTATTGAGACTGATCTCATTCCGCTCAAAACTGAAAATCTTAAACTCGAAGCAGAAGTAGGTCCGATCAAATATATCGCAGAACTGTTCTACGGGAGTGGCGATAATGCTACTGTCGACAAAGCAGTGCGCATGATGATCATAACTCTTATCTTTGTGTTCGATCCTCTGGCAATTCTTTTGGTCGTCGCTGCAAATATTTCAATTTTAGGCTTGACAAAGAAAGAAGAAACGGGTATAGTAGAATATGATGTGGTTGATGTGGTAGAATCAACTCCACCTGTTAGTAAACCAAAGGTAAAACCAACAAAGAAGAAAACTGAAGTGGTGGTAGAAAACCCAACAGATTTTTTCACTATGGAAAAACATATGTCTACCCACGATATACCCGCACCAGATCCTCCCAGAAAATCTTGGAGAGATGGTAAAGTTGAAATTGATAAAACCAATATTAGGAGAATGTGATTATGGAAATCGACCGTGAAATGCTCGTAAAGAACCTGAAGAAGATGGACGCTGAAGTGACGTTCACAAAACGCAATGGGGATGTTCGAGTTATTCGATGCACTCTGCAGGAAACTGTATTGCCAAAGAAAACTACTAGTGCCGCTGAAGGTAAGGTATCGAACCCTGATGCTCTGCCTGTCTGGGATACCGAAAACGCAGGATGGCGTTCGTTCAGGTATGACTCAATTACGAATGTGAAATTTATAGCTTGACTTTTCCACGGAAACGGGGTATAGTAATTTATAAATTGAATGAGGTGACCAGATGTATAAACTGAAAGTTCCTATTGCTGATTCTAAGATGATGGGTGTAGAACCAATCTGGTCTACAGAGTATGAACCCACGAACTATCAGTCAGAATATGGTAATGCATTGAATTGGTATAACTTTATTGTTGACCAGAAAGATTGTCGTGCCTTTCTCTTTGACTGGTTCAAGGAAGATAAGGATAAACTGAAGACTCTCAGTAAAATTCCTGACAAATTGCTTCCTCGGACTTATGCTAATTCTGCTCGTATTGCTATGCGTGGGTTCCCTCTCAGTGAACGGGATAAGTCTCGTATCTGGGATAAGGTAGAAGAAACTGTCAACAAGCGCATCAAACTCGATGATGAAGATGTTGCTGTTGCAGCAACACCCATCGAAAAGGTTGTCAAGAAACCTCTAATCGCCAGCATCTATATCGCTTCTCATGTCAATGATGAGATCGAGAATCTTCTTATCGGCGAAGATGTAAAGAACATTCCTCAGATCCTCATGCCATATCGTATGGCAGATAAGCACTATCTTGAGTGTGTTGAAAAGATTGAACCAATTCTTGCAGAGTTTGCTGAATTGGTTGAGGTTCGTCGTTTGCCCAAGGGTCAACTGACTGACATGCAATTGCAGTTGCTTGAAGGTTATGCGCACCTAACAGGTATGACGAAAATCAAAAGCATCATCAAGTTGCTCGAATCTTACATTACTTCACTCAAGAAGTCTTATGTCAGCAAGCAGGTTGCTAAGGTTCGTAAGAAGAAACCAAAGGATATGACCAAACTGGTCAGGAACATCAAGTTCCAACCCGAAGATCCTACTCTTGGAATTACCAGCATCGATCCCATTAATCTGTTAAACTGTAGTGAAATTTGGACGTTCGATACTAAGACTCGTAAGTTGAATAAGTACTACAGTCCAGTTGGTGGGGGCATCACTGTTAAGGGTGCATCACTTGTAGGATATGAAGAATCAATGTCCAGTTGTAAGTTGCTTCGTAAACCAGAGACGCAAGTAAAAGAATTTACTGGTCTTACGAAAAATGGCTTGACAAAATGGTATTCTTCAGTTAAAAGTAAGTCTGCTCCTGTGCGTGCACGACTTACCCCTACGACTCTGATTTTGAAAGTGTTTTAATGAGTGATAATGATAATGTGACTTTTCTTAATCCGAAGAAAAAAGCAGAAGACCCAAATCCAGACAAGGAATCTCTCTCGTACTTTCTAGAGGGGATTGATGAGTATAGTTCGTACCAAGATGCCGAACGTGCTGGTAAAGCAGTTATGGCAGGAATTACCAAGGTGTGCACTGAGAAGTTTGGTATTACACACCATGAAAGTTTCTATGCTGATGCAGCAGTGGTTTCTGTTTTGGTATACGGCATGTTCTTGCGTCAACGTGGGATGGATACTCCGGAAACACTTATGTTAACTGATATTCGTAATGCGCTTGATACAACGTTAAATGATGGGAATGAAACGTGATTGTTGTAGATTATAACCAGACTGCGATCAGTAGTCTAATGGTAAATTTGGGAGGTCGTCGAGACGTTGAGGTAAATGTTCCTCTAGTTCGGCACATGATTATTAATGCACTTCGGTCATACCGAAAGAAGTTTGGTCCTGAGTTCGGTGAAATGGTTATTGCATGTGACAACCGTCACTATTGGCGTCGTCAGTATTTCCCGAACTACAAGGCAAACCGTAAAAAGTCTCGTGCCGATAGTGGTTTCGATTGGAACTCTATCTTCGAAGCACTGCATCTTGTTCGTGCTGAACTTGCTGAACACTTTCCATATGCTGTAATCGATGTTGATGGTGCAGAGGCAGATGATGTCATCGCAGTTCTCGCCGAGTATAGTCAGACCATGAATACCGATGGTCTCATACCCAGCGCTGAACCCTTTCTTGTTCTGTCAGGCGACCATGACTTTAATCAGTTGCAGAAGTGGAGCAACGTTAAGCAGTATGCTCCTGTTCAGAAGAAGTTTATTAAGTTGGCGGAAACTCCTGAAGCAGTTCTAATGGAGCATATTATCATGGGCGATAAGGGCGATGGTGTTCCCAATATTCTGTCGGGCGATGATACCTTCGTCAATGGTGATCGTCAGCGTCCTATTCGTAAGGATGCTCTTGCACTTTGGAAAACTCAGAAACCCGAAGACTTCATCACCAATGATGAAATGTGGCGCAATTTCCAGCGCAACCGCGAACTGGTTGATCTGTCGCGCATTCCTGAGGAGATCAAGGAAAGTATTATAGATAACTATGAGATGCAGAAACAGGGCGATCGCTCTGGTCTTTTGAATTATTTTATCGCGAATCGTATGACACAATTGATTGAGTTGGTTGATGAGTTCTAATCGTATAGGTATTACCGCAAGTTGTTTTGATCTGTTTCATGCAGGTCATGTTCTCATGTTGCAGGAAGCAAAGGAACAGTGTGATCGTTTAGTCGTAGCACTGCAAACTGATCCCACAATCGACCGACCAGAGAAGAACAAACCTGTCCAGTCAGTGTTCGAACGGTGGGTTCAGTTGGAAGGTTGTAAGTATGTCGATCAGATTATTCCATACACGACCGAAGAAGATCTTCTGAACATACTAAAGTCATATGATTGGGATGTTCGCATTATTGGGCAGGAATATTTCGGTAAGAATTTTACAGGCAGCGATCTGCAGATGGAAATCTACTATAATTCTCGCCGACACGATTTTAGTACCACAAATCTACGAAAGAAAATTGAAAATGGCAACAGTACCAAAGAAATTTAGGCAGATCAACGAGGCTCTTGACTGGGCAGTTGAAGCGAAAACAACCGAAGAACTCTCTACACGTGTTCGTGCAATCTCAGTCGGCAACTCTATTCTTATGCGATTTGTCGCGTGGGGTGTTGGTTACGAGCAGGGTCCATGGAATCTACCAGAAGGTAAGACTCCTTTTAAGGATGAGGGTCTCCCAGAAAATATGGGCGATACTACCATTACACAGGAATTCCGTCGCATTCTAACTCTACTACCAGAAGGTAGTGCTGCAGCGGTTGCGCAATGGCGTCGTGAAGAAATTTGGATGCAGATCTGTCAGGGTGTAGTCACAACTGAGGCAGAACTTCTCGATCTTGTTAAGGATCAGAAACTACTTGAGAAGTATCCCACGCTGGCGACTGTTCTAGAATCCTTTCTTCCTGGATGGAAGGCACCTGAGGTTAAGAAGTTGTCACGATCAAAAAAGTCTTTGGTGAACTAAGATTCACATATGAAAAACTTTCTACTGTATTTCGGAAACGCGAGAGCAGGCAGCACGTGGTTGCATGGGGAATTAAGCAGAAGAACTGATTGTAATTTCCCACAAAAAGAGATTTTCATCTTCCAAGATTTCAATCCAGTTCCAGGACCAGAAGGTTTTGATAAAACAAAATACTTCGAGAACATGGCACAATTAGTAAATGTTGATGGTATTCGGTTAACTGGTGATCTTACACCATCAAATGAAAACGCTACAAAAGAACAACTCCGCTGGTTTAAACAGAATGCGGATAATGTTGGTTTAAACGTTCTACCCACCATGACATTAAGGGATCCAATCTCACAAGTCATATCATATACAATGATGAGGATGTCAACAAAAAAATTCTTAGAAACCAATTCTATGGGTGAAATTAAATCTTGGTATATAAATCAATTGGTAAACAATACTCCAGGTGTCATTCCAGAATCAGTAACAGAAATATTGAATTCAGGAAAACCTGGATTTGAGGAGAGTCTGCTTTCGTGGAGAGAAACAATAGAAAATGTTACTGAAGTATTTGGGAAATTACATTTAAATTTCTATGAAACAATGTTCACGAATGAATCTATATCCAACCTATTTTTATATTTAGAATTACCAGACTATATTCCGCCGAGTTCTTCTAAGGATGCTGTAAAGATAAAAGATTTCCCAGTTTTAAACGAGAGTCAAATTACAGAATTGTTTACACTGTATCCGTTTAAGCAGGAAGATTATGATTATGCAGTTTCTCGATTTGGTAAAGAAATTATTGATCGTATATGGACATCCTCTGATGAAATGAATTTTTCTCGTAAAGTTTGGAGTTTTGGTAAACATCCAGAATTTAGTGATGATGAAAAACATGAGTTATATGAAAAGTATCCATTTATGCGTGAAAACTATGACTTCGCAGTTTCGCGTTTCGGTGAAGAATTTATAAACAGCATATGGTGGAACCCATATAAATAAATCTTTCCGACACCTCCTAGGAAGGGACAACTATGGGGAAAATTCTTGAACACAAGCATCTGATTATCAGAGCGCAATTAAACAATCCGCCGAAGTGCGCAGAAGCAATTCAGGATTGGATGAAAACACTGGTTTCCAAAATTGGTATGAAAATACTGATGGGACCATATGCGATCTACTCGGATATGGAAGGTAATCGTGGGTTGACTGCAGTTACCATTATTGAAACGAGTCACATTGCTATGCATGTATGGGATGAAGTCGAACCTGCATTGATGCAACTTGATGTCTATACGTGTTCAACCCTGAATACGAAGGATGTCTTCCAGGCGTTACAGGAATTTGACCCAAATCATGTTGAGTTTAAATACATTGATCGTGAGCATGATCTGACATTGATTGATAAAGGCATTGTAAATGAGGTTCTACCTCTTTCAACAGAAGACGGAACTGTGGATCGTAAAAGATCCAACCATCGTTCCAAAACCTCGCGAATTGATTCTGCAAACGACCAACATCGAACTAATTCGCGCTACTGCATCCAAACAGCAAAAGATCTCTAAAGTT